GGTGGCATCCCACATCATATCATAGGTCGCTGTATCGCCCCAGAACTCCACGTCGCAACAGGCCGCAGTGCTTCCCAGATAGATAGACGAAGTGCCGTTTGTGGTCGGTGTTATCGTCAATCTGTCGTCCGTAGTTCCGGCGTTGAATATAAAGTCTTTGTCATCGCCGAATGAGACTGATTCGCCATCGTTGTAATCGGCTGTAGTAATATCTGTCAGGTAAGATGGGAACCAGAGTCTGCCTTCCGAACTTGTCCGGGTTCGGTGCCCGGCATTCGTGGCGATATTCGTGCCGTTGGTGAAGGTGTAGTCGTAGCCATCCGGCCCCCACCAGTAAAGCGACCCCGTACTCTGGGTGAAGGTCGTGTTTGCCGAAGTCGTGGTGATTGACTGAGTAATCGCATTTTCCAGCGCGGCATCCATATAGATTGTCGCATTCGTGGTCGTGTCCGGCAGATAGATGTCGATTGATGAGATATCGGTGACGGGCGCACCGGTCTCATCGACAAACTGAACCTCGTGATAAACAAGACCGCCTTTCGCGCCAAGGCACGCACTGGCGAAGACCGCGACTAACATTAAACTAAAAAGTATCCGTTTCATCGCTAAACCCTTAAAAAAATGTTCTTTCTGTTCTTAACTACACACAAAAAAATACTTACACATCAATCCAGCCCTTACGCATCCACGAGGACTTCGGTGTCCATACAGTAAATGGCTTCGTCCGAGCCGGGTGTGCTTGTGCCGTGTGCGTTAAAACGGGTTCTCTTGACGCCGTATATGCAGTCAACAATGACCTGCGCCTTGCGGGCGTCAACCTTGTCCTCGTGCCAGGCTAATCTCTTGGCCCAGCCGAAACAAAGCGCCTGAGCGCCCAATAAGACGGCCCGGGCCACGCTGCGCTCATTCGCACAGGCGTCCGTTGTGGCCGTTCGGCCGGTGTTCAAGAGGAAACCTTCAGCCAGACTCGTCCCGCCTGCGCCAGTTCGGGTAGGTATGCGGTCGTATTCCCAGACCACCATCCCATCCCAGATGAAAGAGGCGCCGGAGAAGATAGGATTCATATTGCCCCTGACCTGTGCGGCCGCGGTCATCTGCGCCCATCCGGCTGCGCTGCTCTCGGCCTTGACGGCCTTGACCTGGAGGGGACTCATCAGAACCAGGAAGAACTTGCCCATCAGCGGACCCTGGACGCCTTTTCTGACGTCATCAGGATTGAGCTTCGAGACGTCCTTGATATTAACGGGTCGAAATCTCGGCACTGCGGCCAGTGCCCTGCGCCTTACGGCGCTCAAGAGCAACGTTCCCATCAGATTGGATGCCTGTGTTCCGGCCGTCAGAAGTGCATCGGTAGCGTAAGAAACGCCGCTGTTACCGAGTGCGCCGGCTGCGGTTTGACCACCGTAATAAATACGGTCTGAGGTGGGATAGCTCTCGTTGATGGTCTCGATTGCTGCACCGGATGAGTTCTCGTTGTAAAGACCGCACATCGAGGTAACGAGGTCGTTCTCAAGGGCCTCTGAATACCAGTCGCCCAAATCGTCCCTTGCTTCGGGTCTGATTTTAGTATCAGTTCTCTGCTCACTGATTGGACCATCTGAGACAACTCCGTGCGCCCTTTCGTGAACGACAAGAGACATATTACGTCTCTTCAGGGCCTCTTCGTTGCCGGTTACGGTCCCACCATCTCCCTGGCCTGCTCCCGAAAGCGGGAATTTGGCCTTGAAGACAATCGTATCACCAGGCAACTCGGTCAGCCTCAAGTTGGTGTGAATGAGACTGTTCGGGTCCTTCCCCATCAAAGGGGTAAGGCACATATTCTGGAGGGCGTAAGCGAAGGTCTTTTTAGACCATATAGTCTCAGTACGCGGGTCTCCAGTAGCAAAACTCGTTTTCATAGCTTGCTCCCTTCATAAGCAGCAAGCCTGAAGATTTACCAGTCCTTGCCAAAGATACTGTCAAGCTGCGGATTCAAAATGTCATCCTGGCTTGGGATTTTTGGGGGTTTTCCCCCCTCAGGCTCGCCGGGTTGTTTCTCTTTTAGTTTTGCCTGAGCTTTCTTGTGGACTGCGAATCTTTGAGCTACTGTCTTGGCGTCAGCCGTTCCCGATGCGGCGATGCGCTGCCGGCACCTCTTGTAGGCCAACTGAGCACACTTCCCGCCGGCCTGGGCAATATCCAGCTTATCACCGCTGGTCAGGTATTTAGCGCCTATCGAGAGAATGGTCTCATAATCAAGACCTTCGCCCATCTTCTCGGCGCCAAACTCAACTATTGCCTGTCTGTAAGACTCTGCACCAATGGCCTCCCGCTTGGCGGCGGCGGTTTTTTCCGCCGTCACCGCCGTTCGCTTGTCCTCAAAGACCTTCTGCTTTTGGTACAAGGCGCCGTCCATAACAACGTCATTAACGGAAACGCCCTGTTCTTCGGCCTCAAGTTCAAGCGGTGACTTTTCAACTACAGGAGCATCCCTCGCGGCCAACTTGCCGCGAAGCTCAGCCGCTTCAAGTTCAGCCGCCCTTGCCTGCCGTCTCAGCCCCCCTACAACGGCAGCGGGGACCTGCTCTTCCTCTTCGGTAACGGCAAGGGCCTCGGTGGCAAGCTGCGTCTCATCAGTCTGCTCTTCGGCAGCCTGTGTCTCATCGGTCTCGGTTTCAGTAACTACTTCGCTGTCCATTTTTTCCTCAGGTTCCATAACAATTCTCCCTTTCGCCGGCTGAGAAAGCCGTAGCCCGCGACACTCTCGCGGTCAGAAGGCAGTTTTTAACCCGCAACTGCCGGGCGGTAGCCTCCGATGCCCTCGGAGTCAGGGGATGCTGTTTCGCCCTCAAGCATCTATTTGGTAGCCCGCTTTCCCGCTGTGCGGTGCAGTTAAGTTGTCTTTAAGACCTTCCAGGTAACAAAAAACGGCAAGTAGATGAGTAGGCACCTACTTGCCGTTTAATGTTCTTGCGTTGACTTCCGGCCCGTCGGCCGTCTGGTCAAACCTGGTTATTCAGTTTTTTCTTCGTCCAGTTTCGCTCTTGCTCTGAGCCGACCGAGCTCCAACATCTCCGTCGGGAACGGTGAACGGCCCTTGCATTTGGCCAATTCCTCAAGGAAATTAAGCCTCATCCGCTCATCAACCGTAAGCGGTCGTTTCTTCTCATCGTCCCTGACCTTCTGGGCGGCTGTAACTACCTTTGCGGCCGCCTCATCAGCTTTGGCCTTCGCGGCCGCCTGCTTTTTCTTGTTCTCGGCCTCCATAGCTGCGGCGGCTTTGGCCTTCTCGGCTGCCTGCTCTTTCCTGTTTTGAGCCTCCATAGCTGCTGCGGTTTCGGCCTTGCTCTCTGCGGCTGTCTTCGCAACCGCTTTTTCTTTCTTTGCCATTGTTATATCCTTAAAATTCGGGGTTTTACTATACCTCGTTTTCGTTTCTTTGGCCTCTTTGGACTTATCAATATAAACGCCTTTTTCTCAGGGTTCCAACCGACTATGGGGCATTCCTCCTCAGGAAATTTCTCCAGAAGCTCAAGACTTATTATTTCTGAACCGCCTACCTTCAAGAGCATCAATGCCATAAAGGCCTTTATGTAGTCAGATTTGAACTCCGGTATCTCCTCATCATTCATTTCGGCCATCATTTTCCGCTCCAGTCTATCCTGTCGTAGCGCTTTTCAAATCGTCTCTGCGACTTGGCTCTTTCCTTCAAATTCCGACCAGTGCCCTTGAAACTCTTGCGGTATTTGTCGGTAAAGCCGACCTCAATTTTCTCCTTGTCGATTAAATGGCTCATTTCACCGCTCCTGCCGGCTGCGCCTGCTCCCGCTCGCCTTCTTCTATGATTTCTTCCTTATTGCTCACGTCCGTTGCCTCAATTAAGAGTCTGCGGCTTATCGGGGCCTGCTGGTTCTCTAATAAGACTTTGTTCAATTCAAACAGCTCCGCCGCTTTGGCTATTCTAAAGCTCGGCGCCTGGGGGCTTGTCGTAACCTTTGTGTTATACCGGCCTTTGCGCATATTGCGGATTTCATCCAGAAGCATCCCCTCGGCTATTGGGCGGGCCAGCTCGTCGAGCTTGAGCGAGAGCTGTTGGAATAATTGCATCTCTTTTAGATATTCGGGCTGGGCCTCCGGCGTTTCAGGCGGTGCCGGCGGCTCCGGCATCTCAAAACCGGATTGTTTTAGTTGCTTGATAACACTGTCTCTTGCCTGGCCCATCAATTTGCGGTCGATTAGCCCATCCTCATCGACAATCTCTCGTATCTCATCCTCGGAATAAATGCCGTTGTTCCTTATGATTTCAATTAAGAGGTTGCCGGCTATGGCTATGGTGTAGTCGAAGTTCATAAATACCGAGGCCGAGCCGGTTAAAGAAGCCTGCTGCTTGAGCTGCCTCGACTGCCAGCCGAGCTGTTTCTTGTCATCCGCAATGTCCTCAATCTGGACGTTGCCGATACGCCTCAGATTGTCTTTCGCCGAGTCCTCTATGATTTGGAAATTGGTCGGGAATTTAGTAGGCTCTATCTTCTCAAGGAAATCCCCGGCCTTGTCCTTCTCTAAAATAATACCGTCCTCGCCGGCGTGCGCCTCGAGCCATCGCTTGTAGTCGCCTCTGTCCTTGCCGATTATCCAGCCCGTATTCGCCATCTGCTTGATAATGTTCAGGGTCTGGCTGTGCGCCCAGTTAATCTCTTCCTGTGTTCCAATCAGGTCCTCGGACATACCCGACCTGTGACCGTTGGCAAAATAGGCCGAATAACGGCAAATCGGGAACATTGTAACCCCGCCCTGTGCGAAGTTTAGCTCATCGACACGGTTCTCTAAAAATACGTTTTCAATGCGGATAGTGTGGTTCATCACGTTATACACGGTCTCCTCAACCGAAAAGACCTCCGGGTTCTGCTCGGCCAGCTTGCGGACGTTATCAATCATCTTCCTGGTCACTTTTACCTGCTGCTCCTGGCCCGTCTCGGAGTTCTCAAACGTGACCATAGCATCGGGGACTAAAACAATCGCATCGAGCTCGCTTTTGCGCAGGTCATACCACCATAAACACTTCACGGGCTGGACCCACCAGGTATGAGACACCTGGTATTTGTATTTCGAGACCGTCTCGACGTCCTCAGTTGACCTGCCGGCGAAATCGCTAATCGCCTTCCAGGCACTACCGACCATCCAGGAGATGAAACCGCCTACGGTATTGATAACACCCCCCTCCTCGCCGCCGCCCAAGTCCTTTTCTTTGTCGGGATACTCCAAATGAATGCGGTCCTTGTCAATCCACGGCTCCCATATTACGAACTTGCAGCCGTGGCGTACCGAATTAGGGTCGTAAACCTTTGAGTTCGGGTCCCACAAGACCTCAAATTCG